AATCTGTATTGGTGTTCCTTCTGGTATAGGCTGAGCAAACGTAAGACCTATAATCTCTCCAGTTTGATAATTGATTGTGGCATTTCCTGGAATTGTTGGCGTCGCAGATGCATATTGGCGATAGTATGTCCATCCATACTCTTGATTTCCATTATTGGAACTCTGGAAAATTTGAATCAAATTTCCCTGCCCATCATCAGTTACATTTTGAGTCTCTCCTACTCCATTAGGCCCAATTACATTTGCTGTTATAAGTATGTTTTGAACTCTGCTCTGAGGAAAGAAAAGATTGGGATTTAATTGTGGACCTGGATCATTATTGACACTGGCAATCATAGGTGATGCTGTAGTAAACCCATTATAAGGAGAAGAATACCATGATCCACCTGTAGTATATGTACCGAATGATGTCGAATTGACATTAAGGAAGAAATCGTTCGCATCTATAACTGTAATGACATAAGAATTTCCATTGACTTGCGTCATCCCGCCAACACCGTTGATGATAATGGTAATTCCTGACACAAGACCATGATTAGGAGCTGTTACTACTGCATTCGTTGCATTCGTAATGTTTGTAATCAGACCAGTTTGTGAGCCTGTAGTACCATCTCCAACCGCGAAGTTAGTAGAATCCTGCCAATTGAAATTAACAGCATAAAAATGCCAAGGATCGTGAAATAATTTAATTTCTCTCTTCGAACAATAACAAGGTTGATTTACTGTAATATAGAGTTCGCTATTGAAAGGATAGACATCTTGACCGACATTTGTTGTAAATGTGTATATGTCTTTAAGCTTTAAAGATCTAAATTTTGCTGGCAAGTCATATGCATAGAAACTATGCATTTGCTGAACTATATATTCATCAGTTGCCTGAAAATCATTGCTTGAACCAGTAAGCTTACGCGTTTTAGTGATAGCGTTTGCTAAGGTAGGATACAAAGGATATGCGGGTACAAATGTACTCATAATAATGGTTGGTTATCAAATGCATCTTCTAATGTTACCATCGTAGTACCTTGAATAATTCCAGACCCTGCAGGAACAGCTACACAAGGCACTTGATGATCTTGAACATATATAAATGGATAAAAATTCAAACTGTCTACTGCTATTGTTACAGTGTTAGGAGTAATCGATAAAATTTGAGCTTTTTGATTATTAAGTTGGATCATTCCATTCGCTGGAGGTATGCGAAAACTGATCCACTCCGCCACAGTAAAATTATGATTATCAAGGAAAGTAACAACAGCAGTAGCAGCTTGAGTAATATTAGTTATGTATTGGAGGTTCGGAATGAAATCTGATCCAAAAGGTGGACCATAGTTTGAGTTGTATGGGGCACTCATAGCACATTCGTTGGGGTGAATCTCACTCTTGACACTGTTTCATAGCTGCGAGGAATTCTTTGACCCGTAGCAGGCAATTCCATCGAATAGCGTCTTACCTTCTTCTTGGTATTGTTCAAGTGCTTGACAATCCCCATAGGAAGGTCGCAAATCTCTCCGTGAATCATCTTAATCATCTGGATTGGCTCACCTGGATATTTGCGGTAAGCAAACTCTAGCCATCCGCCTTGAGCATCAAGGAATTCGAACATACCTGTAACGATTTTATCGTCTTCCTTACGCATCTTCTTAACTAGCTCATCTCTTTCCGCTGGAGGCAGCGAGTTCTTTGGCTTCTTATTTAATTCTCTAACTTCCATTGTTATTCGTCCTTTAGTTAAAGGATGGGGACAAATTATCCCCATCCATTTGATTACGCATTTGTGATTCCATTTACGAAATCAGCCTTAAATGCCACTACAACCATATTGGCATTCGCTACCCCTACAGCATTCAAACCAATGTTCATGATGTATTGCGATCTATTGTCGAATGCATCAGCAAGGTTTGTTCCTGGAGGCGATGCAGGAATTGTTGCGCTTCCAGCGAGAGGCACAACACCTGAGCCGGCAGGCATACACACTGCGGGAGATGCTCCACCTGCGAAAGCCGCAGATGTTGGGTATTGGAACGCTGTAAACCCAGTTGTGTTTACGTCGATTGTGATCGAAGAAACAGTCGCTGAATTTGTGACGCTCAATACCCTGGCTGCTCCAGATGGATTGCTTGTAAAAGGCCCGCTTCCCGACTTCGCTGTTAAATTGCTCAGCTGGGTCATGCCGTAAGGCGTTGGGATTTGGAAATCTACAAGTTCTCCTGGTGTATATGGATTCTGTCTGAAGAAATATACAACTGCTTGAGTCGCTTGAGTGATATAAGCAACTGGCAATGTGTTGGGTAGGAACTGACTTGGATATACCTTTTGGTAAAATCCAGTTGTTCCATTAGCAACAACCAATCCGGCACTCACTGCTGAAGCAGCATATCCAAGCGTAATGCTTGTATTTGTTGTGATAGCTGTGATTTGATAAAGGTATGAACCACTAATTTGTTGTGCTCCAGTCACATTGATAAGACGGACAAAATCGCCGACATTCAAACCAGAAGTGCTTGCAGTTGAAACAACAAAAGTGGTTCCATTGACTGCAGTAATCGCAACTTTTGTGAAAGTTGGAGGATTAGTTTGGTCAATGAAGGTAAAACCACCCGATGTTCCTTGTGAAGCATATGTAGTAACACCTGTGCCTGTAGAACTAGGTTGTCCAAGAGCCAGGTAAGATCCAGCAGCCATCGAACTAAACCACTCGGAATAGATCGGATTAGCAGCCGTGGATTGTGCTCCCCAATTAGTCGTATCCTTGACAAATACCCAATCGGGCATATCTGTCATAGGGATATTTTGAGCAATAGGGGTAGCTGGGTTTGTATAAGTCCAAGACCCAATAAAAGAAAATGGTAAAGACATTTATGACCTCCTTAAATACCTGTTGATCGTAAGTTTTGAATCCACAGGTCATTGGTGATGCATTGCCCTTGGTAGAACGAACAACCTGCAGTATGTCTTAACATACATGGGTCGTTGTTGTATCCAGGAGGTAGGTAGATAAATCGAGCTTTACCACCTGCTTGCCACACGACTTTGTAAGCTTCTTTAGCTGCAACAAAACAATTAGCAATGTCATTTCCAAGCAATGAAGCATTAGGACTGACAGAACCTTGCTCAGAAACAAAGAAACGAACGTTATTAGCCCCTCCAATCTCTGTAGACAATGTTTGAGAAATATTTGGATACTGGAACTTTTTGATGAATCCAGTCATGTTATACAATACTGGAATCATCCTGGTCGTTAACATGCAACCATAGGCATCGCCAATCGGGCTTGTGCCAAAGCGCAATTCCGCTTCGACGATGTTTGTGATGTACTCCCCAGAGTTATTCTGAAGCACTGTAAAGACATCATCCACATCTGAAATATTCATTTCAGATGGAATGTCTCCATTAGTTCCCCCTACACAATTAATAATACTTGCCGAACTTTCCAAATTATCTCTTTGGAGGGCGTCCTGTGTTTCTCTTAAACTTTGACCTAAACGTGCCGCAGCACTATTGAGGACAGGGTCTTCATTGGTGATTGTTACTTGACGAGTCAATACGATATAAGTCGCATAGACGCGTACACGGCAGTCCACATCAACACGATTAAGATTTTGTGGTGGCGGGTTGTTTTGTCCATCGTCAAGAGGCACTTCGAACAAGTCAAGCCTGTCATATCGTGATTGACGATCAATAAATCCTAGATTATCTGGCAACTCAACTGGTGTAGCAAACAACTGGTGAATTAAGTTGTGCTCTGGAGTTGACAGCAATTTAGCGTTATATCGCTGCTGGATTTGTGGAGGCAACGAAGCAATTGTTACTGTCATATTTTTCCCTTTGACCTTATTAGGTCATTTCGGGAACCGAACTAGCGAGTGCTGCATATCCATGCATTTCTCGATATAGATCTTTCTTCATAGCATCAGTGAGCTTGAAAGCTTGGGCAATAGGCCGTTTATCGTAAGCCATAGGAGACGTTACCGCCTTCTCTTGCTTTGCGATTGCTTTGTCTATTTCCTTCTCTCTCCTACTTTCTGTCGCCGTTTTGGAAAGTCCCATCGCTTTGATGTATTTGTAGCTTTGGACTCCGATTTTGTATGGATCTTTTAAATCCGCAATCGTAGCCGCCAATTCCGGTTCCTTTTCTTCCAAAATTGATAAAGTTTCAGGATTGACGATCTCGGAGAAATCTGAATATTGACGATTTAAGCGATCCATGAATTGATCTTGCTGTTGCTTTTTGAGGGCTTTATCGACCTCTTGACGCACAAGTTCTTCAGTGTTTTTGAGCACTTTCTGAGTATTTTTCTCAGCTAGCTTTTTCACCTTACCTAAAGGAATGAACTCTTCATCACCGATTTTATCAAACTCATCAACCTCTTGTCGCACAGGTGCTGAATTAGCAAGTTGAGCTTGCATAATCTGCATCTGAGCTTCTCGCAATTGTTTCAGTTCTCTTTCGAGCTCGGCATTCTTAATTCGCATAGCTTTCAAATGCTGGTTTGTAACCGGCTCTTGATTCTGTTGCGTCTCTTTCACTTCATTGACTTGGTTTTCGACCGGAGGTGCTACCTCTTGTACTTCGCTGTTTTGGTTCTCAATCTCAGTCATGAATTCCTCTTTGTTTGGTGGTTGGCTAGGCCCACATTTTGCGCCACAGCGATGGGCTATTTCGCCTTTTGTACGCCCTTTCTTGACTTTGTTAAATAAAATTATTATAAGTCAAATAAAAGTGATTAAAATGTTTTGTGATAGTTGCAAAATTGAAAGATTAGATACTGATTTTATAAATAATCAGAAATTTTGTTACAGGTGCGAATATCGTAAAAAGGTAGGAAAAATAACTCAAAAACGAATGATAAAAATTAACTATTGTCGAATGTGCAGTGAAGAAATTGTTCACATTGAAAACTTGAAAAAACGTCAACGCAAAGTCTTTTGTTCAAAACAATGTGCTCTAAGAGGTCATAGATTAATGAGTAATAATCACTGGACAAAAAAATTTAGAACTAAAGGATTTTGATAATGGATATTAAATCACACATAGATCCGAACCGCAATACTGCAGGTTCGATTTATAGAGATGCGCAAATTAATGGTGAAAAAGGGGTTGTTATTGGTGATGTCAATTACGAAATAAAAAAAGATTTAGTGAAAGACATCAATGAAGCCATAGAACAAGGCGAAAAAGAAATGCAAGGGAAGCCATTTTATTTGGCTATTTACGAAAAATACGATCTTATGTTAAAAAAAGGACTTGTTAGAATAAGAAAAATCACAAAATATCGTCCTTATCCCGAACAAGACAGTATGGTATTTCATATTTTTCCTGGGGGAACTGTATATTTCTGCTGGGAGCTTCCTCATCGATCACAGATGTTAAATATATTACAATGTCCAGATCTTTTTGATCCTGAATATGTAGCTTTAATACGTCGATGGGATAATTTACAACTTGAATATTTTGGATTTACTAAGGATGAGAACGGAAATTGGGTAGAAAATCCTTGTTATCGAGGTGATTTCTTAATGGGTAGCCAAGATGGGCAAAAACAGACTAAAATTTTACTTTAAAAATTTAAAGGCATGTGTAAGAGTTGCACTTACGACCTCCTCTAGGGATAGACCAAACTAAAGGCGCTCTGCTACTGAGCTAACACACCAGTGCATTTTTACTTCTTAGGATTATGCAAAGTAAGAGTCATCTTATCTTGACGCATCTTTAGATTTTCCATATCACGCATAGTATTTTCAGGTTCCCGATAGAATTTCTGAGTATATTGCTCTTCCATTCTTATCGGGCCTTTTTGTACTTCTATTGCATAAGGCTTAGAATTTTCTCGTTTAGGCATTTTTTTCTCCTACTAAGAATATCTTCCTTGATAAGCCTGTTTGTTAAGATCTTTGCACATCCCCGACTGACATCTATCTTGTCTTTCGATATATTCAGTCGTTTTGCTAAAACCACGTTCTGCAAAATCTCCTTCAGGTTTTTGATAGTCTTCCAAACGAGGATTCATATCACCTTGCATATATCCAGCTTTTGACATTTTTTCTTTCATATTATCACCTTGGTTAAATGCTTTATATATTCTTAATAATTACGCAACATTTTGATTTTTAGCAACTATTTCTTTTTCAGGATTCGCAGCAGGACTCAATTCGTTGAGAATTTGCACCTGAGTCAATAGATGATCGAGATCAAGTCCTTTTAATTCTTTAAGGGCTTTGATAACATTAAGTAAACTTGCTGTATCTTCCTGATGAGCACGACGCAATTTATCTTGTGCTACTGCTTGATCTGTTTGAATCTTAGCAATACGCTCTTTTGCTAAACCTTCTTGGCTATGAGAATATGAAATCTTAGTCATATTATCGACTTGCAATTGTTGCATCTGGAGCTCTTCCATCTTCTGCTGCTGCTCTTGCATTGCTTTCTGCTTGGCCATGACCTTCTCGACGATGCGGTCTTTGTTTTGCAGAGTCATGCACTCAAGGACTTCATCTGGCGGGATGAGGTCAGGATAGAGCTGTTGAGCATGGAGAATTTGAGCTAACTCTAACTGTTGTTGTGTTTCTGTTAATGCTGCCTGAACCACCTTACACGTATATTTAAAGAATATTTTATTATCAAATTCAGCTGTTGGTTCTTCGCCAATCACTTGTTTAACTTTTCCATAAGTCCAATTCTTTTGAATATATTCTATTTCGATTTCGCTGCATAATCTTTGCGATTCATCTGCCTGATCAAATAATCGTTGAAGATTTCTAGCCGTTGCAGCCTGTCTCATCATAGTGATAATGCCTGCTTTGTCATCGATATCCATTCCCATAGCATTGGGATCTATACCAGCAATATTGAAGAAAATGCCTTTAAGCATCTCTTCCATTTGAAGCATAACAGGAGAGGGTGGAACGATAGGCATCGCTTGTACATCATCCATTTGGAAATCTGGATCAATTGAAAGTACACGCCCATGACCCGAGTTTAAAGCATCTTCAGGAGTTACTAAAGCTCCTTTTTTTACTTTCAAACCTTGTTGCTGAGCATCGAGAATTTCTAAGTTTGACACTTTCAATCGATTTAAAAGATATTGGCAGTCCCTAAGCATAGTCATAGGAGAATTGAACTTGTAGGCGTAGTAGGGGGTATCTGCCGTGAAGAAAGCGAGCATAGGCACTACAGGATAGCGATCCATACCATAAGGATTTGGTTCATCGACAATTACTCTATCATTCAGAATAATACTCCTGCGTACAGTAGGAACAGGTTTTTTTATAGTAGTTAACTTTCCTTTGAAAGCTTCCATCACTTCTTTTAGTTGTTCTTTGGTTCCCTGAAACTCTTGGCACTCTTCTGTTTTCTTATCGACCAAGAAAATAGCTTCTCTTGATGTAAGATACCAATATTCGTCAAAGGCAATAAGATTGGGAAACTGGATTTGATAGACTTCTGGCATATAGTAGAATTTGTCATCACGATATGTACCTTTCGGAAGAGATAAGATTTCATCTCCGAACTGCGGATACATGAGAGCTGCTTCTTGAGCATCAAAGAAAGTTCTTACCCACCAGAATCTTGCGTCACTCATGTCATGCTTACGGAAATAGGGATCAAAGAGGCATGATTTCATGTCGACATAGCGCCATTTTGGATCAGGACTCACCGGATCTTTTGTACTGTCCCCATACATGTACATGAAACCTAATCCTTGGATAATAGCCCCAAGTTGAAAAGCATCACTAAAAGTTTGATGAAAACCGCTTTTGTGATTATGGTAGAGACACTTGGTGAGTTGATCCGCCGTCTTTTGCATGCCATTCCTGACTGGAATGACTGCCGAGCTCTTGCGCGTCTGCCTTTGCTGGCCGCTAATCGCCTCACTGATCGGATTCATGATGTTGAAGTTCCATATCTTTCTTCGATATGTCGCTACTCCTGGGAATATTAGGCCCCAGACCTCTTGGTCGTTCATCGTGAATCGTTGGTTCAGATCAGCTTGATACCATTGAGTTTGCAGGATGTTAATGCTATCCGAGTAGTTCTTCTCCCTGCCCTGGCGGAGAGAGAGATT